AGGGTAGAGATACAGCGTATTCTTGCGGCGATGAGATCAAAGACCATTTTGGAGTGAATGATGAGTGACCAAATTTTAGAAGAGCTGATCAAGATCAGGCAGTTGCTTGAGAGAATGCAGCTTCCTATCCCAGTTGTTAGAGACAACTGGGATACGATGAATACACATAAGCCAGATTGTGGCTGTCCCCCGTACAAGGTTTGCGGGAGTCTATCCTGTCCTAGAGGGATAAAGGTAACTTGCTAAAATGATCAAACAAGTATTCACAAAAAAAGAAGTGACTAGACTCTGGAAACATCAGTTTGGTCCTTGGGAAAAAGATCAATTTTTTCATCCATATACCTGTGGGAATCGCAGTAACCACCCTGAAGTGGCTGGCGACAAAGGCGTTCTCGTTCCAACTGTTCGCGGATGGATTTGCCCGTTCTGCGATTACACTCAGGACTGGGCGCATGGGGTAAATCAGAAATGAGCAAAGGAAAAGGTTATTTTGATGAACATGGATGGTATCACGATCCAAATGTTCCTGGTGTGTCAATTTACGCCTATCTCGCCACTGGTAATAAATGCGAGAGATGTTGGAAAGTTCTACGAGAAGTTGGGACGCATTCAAAATACAAGGATCTGTGCATGAGATGCGTCGATGCAGTTGAATGGTTGAACACATTATCAGATGATGAAAAGAGAGAGATGGGATATAAAAGATGAGCCTTGACATTACCCTTACAGCTCTTCGTCCAACCTCTGTGTGGACAGAGAACATCACTCACAACTTGACCACCATGGCAAAGGCAGTGAGGGTGAGTAACACAACCCTGTACAAGGTTCTTTGGTATCCAGAAGAACTTGGATTGAAGACAGGAGAGGACATCTTGCCTTATCTTCGAGTGGGTCTTTCAATCCTAATGACCTTTCCCGAAGAATACAAGCAACACAATCCCTCAAACGGGTGGGGCGACTACAACAACCTTGTAGATTTCGTCAAGTCATATATCATTGCGTGTACGGAATTTCCTGATGGTGTGATAGAGATTTCTAAATGACTAGAGTTAAAAATACGTATGATTGGTATAGGCCAATGACCTTAGGTGAGATAGAGCGTCTTGATAAACTACTGCAGTTGGCTTATACTATGACAGACAATAGACTACAAGGAGTGCAGCTTGAGTATTGGGCTCTATATATGCAAATGTATCCCCATGTAACTCAGCCAAAAGATCTTGCTTGGTTTGTAGACTTTATCGTTAAGATGTGTACACCAGAATTTATGGAATCGACAGTGAAATGCGTCAAGATTTGTGCCCATATAATTGTCGACCTGATCATACCACACTGTAACTCTTTAAAAAAGAAAAAGAAAAAGAAAAGTTTTGAAAACAATTCATAAAATGGAGACTTCATGTGACAACCGAGAATGAAAACAAGCCTACGAATGTGCTAAAGTTTCCCAAGCACAAGCAGCCAGTGTCTCTTTCGGCAGCTCAGTCAAAGGAAGAGTTTGTCAAGCAGCTGGGAGAAAACAAGGAACGATACATTGACATGGTTCTCGCTCGCACGATGAATCAACTATATGGTCGTATGGCAGCAGAAGGATTCAACACCGAAGACGATGCATTCTTCACCGATTTTTGCTTCGTCGTGGAAGCATTGAAGTCGGCCATGCTTCGTCAGTGTGGTCTGGAACATTCTCTCCAGAAGTTCGTTGATGAAAACTTTGAAGCCGCACCACAGACAGAAGAAATGGAAGATTATGAAGAGTATATGGGAAAGAATGATGACGAAGACAAGTAAAAAGTTCTTGATCTTTCCAACATAATGAAGTATGATACATTCATGATACTCATTGATTATAACCAACTTTGCATTGCCAATCTCATGAAGCAGATTGGTAATTCTCAAAATCTGGAAGAGGGCCTTGTGCGTCACATGGTTCTCAATTCCATTCGTGCAATTTCCAAGAAGTTTCGCAATCATGGCGATATAGTAATCGCCTGTGATGGTCCAACTTATTGGCGTCGCGATGTATATCCTCAGTATAAGCAGCATCGCAAGAAGGATCGCGAGAAGTCCGGACACGATTGGACCGCTATCTTCACCATTCTGCACAAGATCCGTGAAGAGATCTCCCAGCATATGCCATACAAGGTCATTCGCGTTGAAGGCGCCGAGGCTGACGATATCATTGCCGTGCTGACCAAGAAGTATGCGCCGCATGAGAATATCATGATCGTGTCTTCGGACAAGGATTTCGTTCAGCTTCATGTCAACAAGAGCGTGAAGCAGTGGTCACCTATTCTTGGTAAGTTTGTCACTACGGATTCTCCGCAGCGCGACAAGCTGGAGCATATTCTGCGAGGTGATAAGGGTGATGGCATTCCTAATGCGCTATCCGACGACGATTCTTTCGTGAAGGGCGAACGTCAGAAGACGCTAAATAGCAAGAAACTGGCTGAGTGGTTAGAACTTTCGTATGATGACCTCGCTCAGCATAGCCAACTTGGACATGGATTTACTCGTAACAGAATGCTAATCGACCTCGACAACATTCCGACAAACATCTCGCAGGCCATTACTGATCAATACGAATCCATTGCTCCGAAGCCTCGTGCTGCCATGATCAATTATTTCATGGCATCCAAACTAACCAATCTAATTTCCTCTATTGATGAGTTTTGAAAATGATATTGACAATTTCCGAAGTGTTTGAAAAATTTGAAAAGGCGGAAACGGATGCTGATCGCATCAATGTTCTTCGCGCAAACAATACCAGAACCCTACGCAAGGTTCTCGCCTGTGCATTCAATCCAAACATTCAGTTTACGACTGAAGGACGCTGGCCGAATTGGAAGCCATCGGATGTACCAACTGGCGTAACCTATTCAGATCTACATCGCGAGTTTGATCGCGTGTATCTGTTTATTGCAAATCATCCAAAGCGTCCTCCGACTCTGGCAGAGAAGCGTTCAAATGAATTGCTTATCCAGATGCTTGAGATCATGCCTCAAGGTGATGCCATCGTGCTATTGAACATGATGGGCAAGAACCTGAAGGTCAAAGGACTAACGCAAGAAATTGCTGAAGCTGCATTCCCAAATGTCTTGAACGAGAGTATTTGATTATGATGAACGCAAGAAGGAGCCTTCCAAATGCGAAATCGTACCAAATCAAAGCTAGCAAAGGAAATGTCTCGCACACATGAAAAGTGCAAATATGTTCCCACGGAAGATGAAGTCATTCGTTGGTTCAATATAATCAATCGTGAGATTTTCAAGAATGATCTTCCGCAATTTAGGAAAATTGAAATACGTCGCCGCCATGGTTGTTGGGGTGAGTGTATTGGAGACACTAGCAAGACGAAAGGCAGATACTCTGATCTTTCCCTCAACCATTACCAAAAATCCAAAAAGCATTTCATTGAAGTCCTGATACACGAAATGGTTCACCACTATCAATGGATACATGAGAATACAATGACACACGGCGAAACATTCTTCTCATGGAAACCAAAGCTCGCCAAATACAACGTCACCCTGACAGCATAAGGAGTAGAATTATCAAACATGTCTAAGCGTAAGTATAATGAGAATTATGAAGAAGATGATGAAATTGACTTTGATGCAGACAAGGCGGTTCGCAAAGCAAAGCGACAGAATTCCAAAAGCCTATTGAAGAAGTGGCAAGATGCCGAAGAAGATGATGAATATGACGATGAATTTTACGCCAGATAAAATGATAATTCTAAACGAGGTCATTGTTGATCCAAAGACCTCAGAAATGCATACGCGCCGAATGCTTGTTCGCGCATCCGATGTGATTCAGGCATATGAAAGAAACACAAAACGTAATACCTACGTTCATGTCGTGCTAAGAAATGCCACGGGAGCATCAAACATCATTGAGGTGCAGGAGACTCTGGCTCAGATCATGACGCGAGTCAATATGAATTGGGATTCAGATTCCAATCATCTTGATCCAGAATACAAGGAAATGTATTACTAAAAGGATTCGTTATCGTCCGACGGGAAGATAGGATCAAGAGGTTCATAATATCCGTAATGATTCTTGTAGCTAGACTCTCTGAGTCTATCAAGATGAACTTCGGATAAATTGTTTCGGCGAACTGCTTCTCTGCGCTTTTGTTCCTGTTCGGGAGTAAACTTTTGCATACCACGATTTTTAGCAGCACAAGGCTTGGAACAGAATCTCGCCTTGGTACGAGTAGTAAACTCAGCATCACAGTACTGACAAACTTTCGTTGTGCGTGATGTTGCAGGACGACCAACAGGACGATTTGTTTTGACGTAATATTTTCCCATGGAGATATTTATGATAGACGATAGAATGTTTATAGATAGAATTGCACGTTCAATGTATGTCATGAAGCTTGGTCTTGCTGATGATGCATGGGACAAGCTGAATGATGAAGCCAAGAGGTTTTGGCGAAGCGAAGTCGAGCAGTTCATTGCGGCTACAAATCATGCGAATATTGCACTCTACGATTCGATGGATGTAAGATGAACAAGAAACAAACCGAACATCTGCTTGAAGTTTGTGATTCGATTTTGGATTTGATGGAGAATTTTTCTCCACACAATTTTGAAGCTTCCAAACACAGCTTCATGTTTACGATGATGTATGACATGATGCTCACTTCGATTGTAGTCATGCAAAATACCCTGTATTTGCATCACGATATGTTGGAAGAAAACGAAATAAAGAACACGCCGCCAACGTTAGATACACATACTGCAATGGATGACTAATGCATCTACTAGAACTAACCAAGATTGTAGACGATACTTTTCAGCGCACGATCAAGTTCAATTCCAATGGAAGTGTGGGTCATAATTTAGATAGGGATGTCTTTCGCGTTATTGCCATAGCCGTCGCAGCAGATATACTAGATAGGCATACGGTCACAAAAAAGGAAGACTAGAATGAAACGTCTATATGTGCTTTCTCTTCTATTTCTTGGTGGATGCTACGTTCATGATCCATACTATCACCCACGAAGATACTATCATCCTCCAGTAATGCATTACCGCGCACCGATTTGCCATACACAGTATTACTGGAATCCATATACGCGCAATTACTATCCAAGAAGACATTGCTATTGACATTTTTTCAATTTTGCGTCATAACTCTTGTTGTAGGATTTGTTTTATCCTTGATACTATTCGTGATCATTGGAGTGGAAAAAAATGATTGAGAAGCGAAAAGTGGAAATCAGCATGGATGAATTCTATGAGGCAGTTCGCCTGTTCATCCATGATACCAAGAAAATCGTCATGCCAATGGAAAGATCCAAAGTCAAGATGGACGCCACAGAACACAAACTGACCTTTGAGTGGGAACTCAAATAAGTAGTTGACATATCCAACGAACCAAGATATAATCTGAATACAAACTCAATAAGGAGAAGTGGAATGAAGACTTTCAAGAACATGGCTGCGCAGGGTGATTTCATCATCATGCGCGTGGACAATCTTCCCAAGGGACTTGAGAAGATCGATCCAAAGAACAACACCTATACGGTGGCACATTCAGAGACTGGTCATGACCACGTAATGGTCATGGAGCGTCCTGGCACCGTCGAGGCTTTCAAGGAGAAGGGTACCAGTGACGTTGATCTCTATGAGATGTTTCTGCTGGTAACGGAGGATACTCCGATTGAGCATAGGCGCGCATGGGACACCCATGAGACTCTGCTTGTTCCTCCTGGAAAGTACAAGATCCGTCGTCAGCGTGAGTATGTGCCGGAGGGTTTCCGCAAGGCTGCTGACTGATCCTGAATTCCTGAGCAATGCTTGCTTAGTGCGGTTGGAGAATTAGTTCTCGCGAACCGCATTTTTTCTGCTTGACAATACCAATCATACATCGTATCATACATTCACACTAACCACATAGAGGAAAACATGACGAAGAAGCTTACCAGTCTTACCAAGAAGCAGACCGAGGCGATGCCGAAGTATGTCACCAAGTGGGTTGACATCGGCCTTTCCACGGAGCCTGTGGATTTCGAGAAGGCTAAGGGTCTCGTAGCAAGGGCATATACTGCCGCTGGGCTTCCTGAGCCGAAGAAGTATCATTTCGCGAAGGGTCCAGATGAGGGCTTTAAGATCTTCAAGAAGCGTTCTGGTAACAAGAGCCGCTCTGACTATACGGCTGGTTGCATGTTCGGTTCGATGGAAGCTTCTTGGCTTTCCTATTACGATTACTATCGTAACGAGACCAATATCGAACTGACTGACATCAGCTATATGCAGGAGCTGGCTCGGAACTGTGGCTGGGTTTACTGTGGCGAGACCGAGGCGATTATTCATGATCGTCCCGAGGTCATCAAGTTTGATGATCGCCGTCTCTCGCATTGCGAGACTGGTCCGGCAATTCGGTATCGCGATGGCTTTGAGATCTATTCGTGGCATGGTCTGACCATTCCTGACGAGTGGATCAAGGACCGCAAGAGCCTGACCGCGAAGGTTGCTCTTGGTCAGACCAACGCGGAGCTGCGTCGTGCTGCGTGTGAGATCCTGGGTTGGGCTAATGTCATCGATCAGCTTGATTCGACGGTGATTGATGAGGATGCTGATGAGATGATCGGCACTCTGCTGGAAGTCAATATTCCAGACATTGGCAAGGAGAAGTTTCTTTTCGTGAAGTGTGGCACGGGACGTAACTTTGCGCTTCCTGTTCCGCCAGACATGAAGACTGCTCTTGAGGCAAATTCCTGGACTTTTGGTCTACCGAATCCGAATGATCTTAGGGATCTTGAAGTTCGAACCTAACTAGATCTATTTCTAGTTCTACCTTTCCAAAAACCTAATGGGCATGTTTTTGCTTTTGCATTGACATGCCCATTAGTCCACCAATAATATCCCTTACATTTTTGACTTCTAATTCTTTTTGATTCTTCTGTGTGTTTTTTACCATAAAAAGAATTATGTACTCCAGTTTGTCTCATAGCAATAGCCCGTCTAACTTCAGGTCTTTTTGAGGCATTATTTTCAGACATTTTTTTTATTGTTTCTGGTGAATGCTTACGAATAATATACTGATCACCTCCAATATTTGCATTCAACCATTTATCATTCTTCAAGACTTTTAGTCTACGAAGAACCTTAGATTCCCATATTATAGCCTTGTGAGAATTGTCAAAAGTTCTTCTAATTTCTATGATGTCGGGTTCTCCATACTTTTTTCTATGTTTAGTGACAAGTTTGGATGATGTAAAATATGAAACCCATAGATCTTTTGGATTGCAACCTTTGGCGTATCTTACGCCATAGTAATGTTTGTTGATATTTGACCATGCAATATGATATGTATATGGTACAGAATAAATACTGTTTGACATTGCTGTGTCTCCGTGTTATGATTTGGACATAGAGTGGTTGGGGTGTAGGAACCCGCGAACCACGTTTATATTTATGGGAAAATGAGACAATTTCATGAATCCGCTTTCTCATCTAGTCAGATGCCGTCAAATTCGAAATAAGGCGAGAACCGAACAATGAAATCAGTCAAAGATCAAGTCAGAAATCAAGTCGTAAATCAAGTCTGGCGTCAATTCTATGGTCCAGTCGGGCATGACGCTGGCAGCGTCAAAGTCTATTTTCAAATCAGAAATCAAGTCTGGAATCAAGTCTTGGATCAAATCGAAAGACAAGTCTTGCGCCAAGTCTTGGATCAAGTCTTGAATAAAGCGAAAACCGAAGCATGAATTCAGTCAATAATCAAGTCTGGAATCGAGTCAATAATCAAGTCTGGAATCAAGTCTGGCGTCGAGTCGATGGTCAAGTCGATGATCGAGTCCAGGATCATGTCCAGAATCAAGTCGCGAATCAAGTCGAAGATCGAGTCTATGCTCAAGTCTTTGCCAGAGTCTGGAATAAAGCGAGAACCAAATCATGAAGTCAGTCATAGATCAAGTCTTCGATCAAGTCAGAGATCAAGTCTTCGATCAAGTCAGAGATCAAGTCGAGAGTCAAGCCTGGTATCAAGTCTTGAGTCAAGTCTGGGATCAAGTCTTGTCCAAAGCGAGAACCGAACCATGAAATCAGTCTGGCATCAAGTCTTTGATCAAGTCGTGCGTCAAGTCACGGATGAAGTCGGGGATCAAGTCGAGCGTCAAGTCGAGAGTCAAGTCGAGCGTCAAGTCTGTAATCAATTCAATGATCAAGTCAGAGTTCAAGTCCGGAATCAAGTCTTGGATCAAGTCTGGTCTAAAGTCTGGATTCAATCCTCGGAAGAAACGAAAACCGAACCATGAAATCAGTCATAGATCAAGTCAGACATCAAGTCAGAGATCAAGTTTGGAATCAAGTCGAGCGTCAAATCACGGATGAAGTCGAGAATCAAGTCTTATATCAAGTCAGAAAACAAATCACGAATCAAGTCGGGGATCAAGTCTTATATCAAGTCTTGGTCAAAGCGAGATCCAAATCATGAAATCAGTCAAAGATCAAGTCTTGAATCAAGTCGGAAATCAAGTCTGGAGTCAATTCTATGGTCCAGTCGAACATAAAGTCTTGATTCAAGTCAGGAATCAAGTCTGGGATAAAGTCGAGCGTCAAGTTTGGCGGGAAGTCAACCATAAAGTCGAGATTCAAGTCAGGGGTGAAGGCCGGTCCAAAGCGAGAACCGAACCATGAATTCAGTCAGAAACAAAGTCTGGTATGATGTCTTGGATGAAGTCCGGGATAAAATCGAGGCACAAGTCTGGGATCAAGTCTGGTATCAAATCTGGGATCAAGTCTGGAATCAAGTCGAGGAACAAGTCTGGGATCAAGTCCATGATAAAGTCTTGGATAAAGCGA